GTTTAAAAGGTATCTCTAAAGCTACTATATTTAATTATACAGAAGTGAACCATATACCACACGATGCAGAGTTTATAAGTTATGGAGCAGATGCAGGAGGTTTTTTATTCGTATATTTAAAAGGTGTATTGTATTTCTTTTCTTTACCACTTACACCCTTGTCTTGAAACACACCATATTCTTCCATTAAGAAACTTAATTGAAAACTATTTTTAGAAACCTTTACATCAGAATCTAAACTGTTATAAAGTTCTTTAGAAGCGTTCTTTTTACCTTTGGTTAAATTAGTTCTACTTTGTTGTATAACATATTTAGCAAAAGTATTTAGAGCCTTCTGTGTTTCTTTTAACTGCATATATTAATATCGTTTTGTATAAACACGTCAAAGGTACACGCCCAACCTGCTAACTTGTTTTCAAACCTTTCATAAAATGGTTCACAATTCGGTGTACCATCTAACTGGTATAAATCAGAATGTAAAGTACCTTTTCGCAATATCATTGTCAATCTATTTAATACTGCTAATTGAGTGTTTAAAACATCTTGTTCATTATCATTGCCTCTAAATATATCTGTTGATGGTTCTTTACTTTCATCTACAATGTCCATTGCCATAACTGTAATATTAAAAGATAAATACTGTTCTTCTGTAATTACATTGTTTACAATAATATGCGACAAGGGAAATATAGTTTGTTTAGATAAATCTATTTCAGTTATATCTCCAGTTGTTACTGTATTGACATTTTCATCATTCAGTAGTTGGTCTTTTATAGTTTCAGTAAGTTGGTAAAATCCTCTAATCCCTTGCATCTAAAATTTCTTTTTTTTTTGTTTTGCTTCTAATTCGTTTTTCTCTTTTTCAAATGTCAAGAACATTAAACATTCGTGCATCTTTAATTTAGTGATATTTTCAAATCTTCGAATATCTTGTTTAGCGAGTGCATAAATACTTGAGTACCATCCCCATTTTTTTCCGAATTGAGCAGCACTTGTAAGTCCTCCCTCTCCGTATCCCCCAAAGAGTTCATCGTAATTTCGCACAAGTCGTTCCCTAAACGATAAAAAAAAAGTATAGAACCCAATACGGCATCTAACGGCATAGCTTTTAAATGCTCTGTTTCTCCTGCTTCATATTCTTTTATATGGTATCTATTACCCTTTCGCATCTCTACTGGTCTGTAAAGCACTCCCATAGCTTTCTCGATATTATCCCAATCTCCTATATAAGTATCCAAGTCTATATATTCTCCAAAACTCATTTCATCAAGGTTAGGAATAAAACCGTATTCAATACCTTCTATTTTAAACGTATTTATCAATCCGGGTTTACTATCAAACATTTCAGATATAATACTTATTACTGCACTTACATCAGTAGCTTTTAAATATCTTACTTGTTCAGAATTTAAGTTGCAAAATATCTCAATCATCTTTAAAGACATTTCAACCTCTGATAAATCCTTTAATTTTATATACTCTTGGTATTGTCCAAGTGTAACCTCGTTTAAACTATTCGGTACTATTAATTCAACTTTCATATATGTATATAGTTATTTTTAAATTATTTTATTACAAGGCATAAAAAAACCCTTACATTTCTGTAAAGGTTGATTATTTAGTTGATTGTTATTTTTTAATACCCTCTGTTTGCTTTAGAAAATTCTCTTTTGATTTTGTTTGATGTAGCACCGTTTAAAATTCTTAATTCGTTAAATGCAATTTCATAAGAATCTTTTGCAGATTTAAATGCTTCTGTTACCTCAACCATTCCGCTTGAATTTTTTTCGAATGAATTTAATATATCACTATATTTATTTACTCTTTCGTTAATTGGGTTTCTTAAAGTTGTATATAATTCTAAAGTCATTTTGTATCTATTTATTTTGTTCCCTACAAAGATAATACTTATTTATTTAATACACAAGTTATAAACAAACTTTTTTTAATTATTTTTTATATGATAGCGTATTTACCAAAGTTAGGTTTACTTAATACGGAATAAGTAGCGTATCTGACTGCATCAATAGTATGGTTGTTTTTATCAATGGGTTTGTTTATCATTTTACCGCTTCTGTCTTCTTGCCATTTATAGTTCCTAAATTCTTGTATAGCATTATGACTGTCTTTTTCTATATGTATTTTAAAGCGTTTTAAGAGGTCAATACCTGCGTTGATACTATCAGCACCTTTTAAACTTGGTCTTACGTTAAAACCCATTCTTCTTAACTCCTCTATTAATCTTGGTTCAGCACTATCAAAGTATATTGTTTCTCTTTCAATACCTAACTCTTTCCATTTCCTACTGATGTCGTAGGTCGTCATTTGTGTTTGATAAATATGCTCTTTAATATAAAGGTTATGTTCTTTCTTGTAAACAGAAACTAACGTTGTAGGGTCATTAGAATATCCTGCATCTGCTCCATAACTTATAAACTCTGCATCGTGTGGTATATGGTTCACTTCTGTATAATTAAATATAGTAGCTTTAGAGATACCTTTTAAACCTAAACCATAAATCTGCCAATAGGTTTCATCAGTTTCTTTTAAACGTTCTATTTCTTCTGTAATGCTTTTATTAAGGAAGCTATTATCCAGATAAGTAGTAATATAAAAATCGGCATCTTCTCGTGGTATTACCTTGTCATAAATCCAATGGTATTCATCTGATGGATTAAAGTCAAGAATTATTTTATCTTCTGTTCTGAAAATTAACTGTTGCCAATCTTCGTAATCTAATTCGTTTGCTTCATTTATAAATAGTAAGTTTCTTTTTCTACCTCTTACTTTTTGTGGTTGGTCTAAAGATATAAACTCTATGAGGTTTCCGTTTAGCTTATATTCGTGGTTTGATTTATTATGATTTACTTCTGAATAAGAATTGTATAATTTTAATATATCTAAAAAATCACGCATAACAGAACTACGAACCGCAGGAAATGTTTTTCTGCATATCGTTACAGTTTTACCAGTATTCTCTAAACAGTATTTAAAGATAATATACAAAAGAACGTTATAGGTTTTTCCGCTTCTGGTTCCTCCTTGCTCTATTGTAATCTTTTTATCTGATTCTAAAAGATGTTCAAAAACAACATTAGTTTTTATCTTCACGCTTTATAATTTCTATTTCAAATTTTGAAGGCATACCATCTGCTCCAGTTATCTCTTGTCTTTCTATATAACCTCTTTTTTTACCTTTGGTTTTTAAATAGAAGATTGTCGCAGCAGTTGAATTTTCACTTATCTGTTTATGTAGTTGGCTTTCTGCAAAATCTAAAGCAACGTTTTCTATCTCTTTTACATTCTTTGCAAATACCTCATCATCTTTCAACCATTTATAGTAAGTGCTTCGTGGTATATCTGCTTTTTTACACGCTACTGTAACAACTCCTAAACTCTGTTCAAGTGCTTTAAGTAGTGATTCCTTTTTTATATGTCTATTTTCGTTCATTCTTTTTCTGTTTTTCTTAAACTAAATTCTTTCCACAAACCTCACAAGGGTTTAATTTCTTTTCTTGTTTATTTATTTCTTGTTCAATTACTTCTTCAACACTATCTTCAAATGGCACTACTGTTAAACCCCAATCTGATACTTGCTGCCCATTCCAGTCGTTTGCTAACATATCCCAATCCCATTCTCCAAAACCTACATTGTCTTTTACAATAAACTCTCTTTGTTGTTGTTCTGTTAGTTCATCAGCAACTAATATATACACTTCTTTTAATCCTGCTTCCTTACACGCTTTTAAACGCATATTACCACCAAGTACAACCATATCAGAATTAACTACGATAGGTCTTAACTTTAGCATCTCTGGAAACTCCTTAATTGATTTTACAAGTTTCTTAAATTTGTAATCCTTTATAAATCTTGGATTGTTTTCGTTGGGTCTAACCTCTTGAATATTTATTAGTTGCATATTAGTATATAGTTGTTTTTTATTTATTTTAAAACATTGTTAATTGTTGTTGATGTTGTTTAAGTCTTTTCATTGCTGCGTTGTAGTATTCTGTATCTAATTCACAAGCGGTTAAATCGTATTTAAGATTGTGACAAGCTAAAGCGATACTTCCAGAACCTAAATGTGTATCGAGTATTTTATCGCCCTCTTTAGCGTAATTCATTAAAAGCCATTCGTATAATCTGATAGGTTTTTGTGTTGGGTGTATCGTTCCTCCTTCTTGTAACAATATAACTCTATTTTGAGTAAATACTCTTGTGGGTTTTTGAAAGCTAGTATATGCAATTTCACAATCACTCATTGTTAAACCGTGTTGTGCTTTATCCCAAACAACCCATCCTTTCGTCCCTTTATTTAAATGCTTAACAAAATAATTTGCACCCCAGATAATTTGGTTTTTTGATACTCTTTGTAATTCATTAAAATAATCTTTGTTAGGTATTGAATTATCCCAATCTTTTTCTTTATGGTATTTTCTATCTGATTTTTTTCCTTTCTTTTGTTCTTTTTGCCCACTTATACCAATCCCATAAGGAGGGTCTACAATAGCAAGGTCAAAGTGATTATCTTCATACCTTGCCATTAACTCCATATTATCTTCGTTTGTTATTTTCATTAATCTAATTTTAAAAAGTCAGCAGATGCGTGTTCCATAAACCATTCTTGGTTTTCTTTGTATTTATCTATTACTGCATCTAACATAACAAGTTCATCTATATCAGAGTTCTTTATCTTGTCCATCAACGTTGTAATCTTTCTTAATACGTTTGTGGTCATCTCTTGGTTGTTTAGGTAAACAGTATTGTAATCATCTTGTACATATCCCTCTAACATATTTAGAAACTTGTTACCCTGATTTTTTAAGTTCTGTCTGTATTTGTTAGTACCTTGTAAATCTTCTATTGCTTCTATTGTAAGTTGCCCAAGTAATACAACTTTCAAATAATCTAATTGCTTATCGTTTTTCATTTTATTCTGTTTCTATTTCCGTTTCTATTATTTCTTCTACTCTATTTAAACATCTTGCAATAGTATCAAACTGCATTTCATTCCTTCTGTTTACTATTTGTTTCTGTTCTTCTGTTAATTCATTTAAATTATTGTAAATGGTTTCTAACTGTGGGAGCAATCTCAATACTGCATCTTTCTTCTCTAAATCATTTGATAACTTTTTATTTTGATACTCTAAATAAGAATAAGATTCTTTTGGTAGGTTCTCAACCTTTCCAAAATGTAAATATGCTCTTTCAATTTCATCTGTATCTAAATGGTGTAATATATTTTTAAATGAATGTAATACTATTGAATGGTCACGCCCTACTGATTCTCCTATTGTAGTCAAACTGCATTTTGTTAATTCTCTACATAGTTTATAATAAAACGCCCTTGCATCTACGTATTCTCTTTTTCTTGTATCTTTTTCTATATCTAAACCATAAAGGTTTTTTACATATTCCTTTATTGATTCTATCATCTTAATTTCATTAATCTAATTTTAAAAAGTCAGCAGATGCGTGTTCCATAAACCATTCTTGGTTTTCTTTGTATTT